CTACTGAACGGTGCGAGATTGATTCACTTTAGCGGATTCTTTAGCGAGTGGGTTTGAAACCGGCTCCACTTTCGGCAGCATCAGCGCCTTGACAGCTTCCCGTTTCGCCGCCATCCTAATGTGGGAGTACCGCTCCAACATTGCTCGGCTCATGTGGCCCATGATTGCAAGCATAGTGGACTCTGGGACGCCCGCTTCGGCCATCTTGGTAGCGGCTGTGTGGCGCAAATCGTGAAGCCGGCATTGCACCCCGGCTTCCTCACGCAGCGAAGTCCAGGAAGTTTTGATCGTGGTGGTAGGCCGCTTCGGGTCCAACGGCCGCGATTCGCCCGCTTTCGGCTTGCCAGCACGCCCCGGAAACACGTACCAATCAGGCTGAATCGGCCCAAATTCCTTCGCGTACCATGCCGCGTGCATATCGAGCACGGCTTTCAGGTCGTCGGTCAGAGGAATCTGCCGCCCGGTCCCTTTAGCGGTCTTTGCCTTCCCAACGGTCAGAATTCCGTCCGCCAAGTCCACCTGCGACCACCGCAGGGTGGTGATTTCGCCACTCCGCATCCCCGTGGACAGCGCGATTCGCAGGAACGTGTACAGCATCCGGTTGCGATTCGGTGATTGATCGTTCGCCGCCGTCTGCAAGAGCGCCTGTTCTTCGGCAGGGGAGAGCGCCCGGCCTGCTTCGTGGTTCTCTTCTAGTTTGCGAACCTTCGGCCACATTACGGACCATTTCTGCCCCACGGCTCGGCTCAGTTCCCCCAACTCCATGTTGATCGTGCGCCCGCCCGCGCCTTCGGCCAGCCGCGCAGTGATATACTCGCGGACGCGGTTTTCCGTCAGGTCCGGTACGAGGCACTTCCCCAACAGCCGCGTGACGTGTGCCAGCCGTTGCTTGCTGAACGTGACTGACTTCTCCCGATGGTTGATCGGGTAGTATTCCAGGTACTTCGTCACTAGCTCGGTCACGCTGTTGATGCGGCTTTCGGGTTTCTCCGTCGGCAATCCAGCAAGGGCCCGCTCCAGCGCCTTGCGTTTCTGCTTCTCACATTCCTGGGCAAGGGTCTTCTTGGTCTGCTTCGTTGATTCCTGGTATCGCTTGCCGGCGAACGTGAAATTAAACCACCACACAGCGGATTGCACGCGCCTGCCGGTCTTCCGGTCGGTGTACGTCGGTCGGTAGACGGCCATGGTTACTCCTGCTCGTTTCGTTTCGCCCACCGTGCCGCCGCCGCCTTGCGTGCGAGCGCTGTGCGCTGTTCGGGTGTGAGGTTGATGCGGCTGCGGGCGCCGCCGCGCCGCCCCAGCGCTACCGCCGCGGGGTTCTTTCGCTTGGGCTTCTCTGCCATGTCCCGATGATATGCACAGCGCTGTGGAATGTCAAGCCCGCGTATACAAGTCTACAATCACCTCTATCTACTTGCATACAAAAGACTTACTGTTGACAAATCCGGCCCCGTGAGGCTATGATTCATCCATGCCTACACCTACTTTGCTGGACACTTGGGAACAGGCGGTTCGCAACGATATCGCCTACGCACTCGAATCCGCCGATGCGCGGACATTGGCCTTTATCCGCGACATCCTCGGCTACGTCGATAGTTGCGGCAGCCTTGATGCGGGCATGGCTCAAATGCGCCTGGACGCAACGAACTGCGAACGGTAGACCTGGTACGCCGCCGCCGGTTCCGGTCTGCCCGCCACCATGCTTTTCATGCGCGCCGCCTGGTCGGCCAGCTTGAAGCCGGACATGTACAAGGCGTGCAGGGCGGCTGTGGCGTAGGCCCGGCAATCGAGCGCCTCGTTGCGCACACCGTCGGGTTTCTGGAAGTACCGCTCGGCCCGCCCGTGAACCGTGCGCGTCTTGATGCGCTCACTCGTCAACATGTCGAACCAGTCGCGCTCGCGGTTGAGCGGGAAGTGGCAGAACCCCGGCCCGGGCAGGTTCACCCGCAGCTTGGAGTACACCTTCTCCTTGGCCGTGTCCACGCCGATCACGAAGAACTCGCCTTTGTGGACGCCCTTTGACGCGCGCCGCGGCCAGATGGGCTTGCCGAATCCGGACGCGCCCTTGATCGCGTATACCTTCCGGTTCAGGCGCGGCCGGCAGAACTCCAGGACCTGCGCCATCTCGAAGCCGGCGTCCACACACGCCGCGATGATGGGCAGATCGAGACCGCTTTCGTGTCGCCACTGGCGCAACAGCAGCCGGTCCAGGTCGCACCATACTTCCGGCTGTCCCGTGTCGCCATACAGGACGTGATAGCCCACAGACCACGATTCATCGCCGTCGCCCCAGCCGACAATCTCGACTTCGATGCGGTCCGCTTGCACGTCCGCGCCAGCAGTCAGCAGGCACACACCCATGGGAACTTCCGCGCCGAACGGCTCGCGGCGCGCGTACAGCGCGTCGGCATCCAGCGGCAGGGCCGCCTCGTCCTTCCAGCACTCGCCCCAGACGGTATTGACGAACACCTGAAGCGTCTCGCGGGTCTTGCGCGCCTCCAGGAATTCGGCGGCCAGTTCGCCCCAGGATGGCCAGCCCACAGGCGCATACAGCGCGCTGATGTGATAGCCGCGCGTCTTGCCATCACCGGCCGCCGTCGCGCGCCACTCGCCGGCAGCGAGCATTTCCGTCTTCTGCCAATTCTCGATCAGCGCCTCACACGCCTCGCAGCGGTACCGCGCCGTCTCGGGCTTGTCCTTCTCCCAAACCACGCCGGACCACACGAGCACCTGGTAATGGCCGCAGCGTGGGCACGGGACGAAGTACCGCCGCTGGTCGCTCGCCTTGTACAGCGCCTCGATCCGGCTCAAACCTTCGAGCGTCGGCGTGCTCACTGCGAGGATCTTGCGCTGCGATCCGAAGGCCACCGTGCGCTTAACGGCCAACTGGAACGGGTCGCCCTCGCTGTCGGCGTCCGCCGGCCAGCCGTCAACCTCGTCGCACAAGACGTACTTCGCCGGCAGACTACGCAAGCCTACCGCGCTGTTCGCGCCCGTCAGGATCAGCACCCCGCCGGCGAATTCCTTCATCAGAATCGTGTTGCCGCTGTCGCGCGAACGCGGGTCTTTCACGCGCCCGCGAAGCACGGGCGTGCTCTCGATCAGCGAGTCCAGCCGCTGCTTGCTGAACCGCTTCGCCATCTCGACGGACGGTTGCACCAGCAGGGTAGGAGCAGGCGCGTGGTGCATCAAATAGCCGGTCAGACCGAGCAGAACTTCTGTCCCCCCGCACTGGGCCGCTTTCATCAGGACCACACGCTCACACGGCGCGCCCGGAGTCAGGCTGTCCATTACCTCCCGGAGGTACGGAGTCCTGTCCGTCCGCCACGGGCCGGGCTCGGGCGAGGTATTGTCCAGGACGCGATGGGCATCGGCCCACTGGCTCACCGTGAGGCGCGGCGGCGGCAACAGGGCTTCCAGCGCCTCGCGCCAGACGGTGAACGCGCTACATTGCTGCGTCGGCATGAATCCCTCGGAGGCACTCCTCAAGCTCGTCGCGGAGGATCGCGCGCACCTCGGCTTCCGGCCGGTTCGCCAGGCGCGCCGCCAAGCGATCCGGCAGGATTAAGATGCGGTCCTTCAGCGCGGAAAAGCCTGCGGCCCACGTCTGGCGCACCTCGGACGCCACCAGAAGCAAGCCCTCCCGCTGGGCCGCTTCCATCTCGCGGAGGCGTGCGAGCGCCACCTCCTTGCGGCGCCGCGCTTCATTCGTGCTGATCTTGGCGGCCTGGTCGGCTTTGGACAACTTGGGCATCAGACGTTCTCCCGCAGGCTGAGCCAGCCACCCCCCGCCGGGTCCGTCATGACCTGGAACACCTTGTAGGTCGCGCCGTCAATCATGACTTCGTCGCCGGCCGCGGGCGGTTCTGCGAAGTCGGCCACGTTGACGAACAGGCGCGCGTACACACCATCGGCGCGGCGTTGCTCGTCGGTCGCCCGCTCCACAATCGCCGCGACTTCGAACGGCTCGCCCACCACCGGGTGGTAGGTGACCGTCTGCCCGAAGGTTGAAATGCATCGCCGGTTGAGCGAAGAAAAGTCCATGCCACACCTCGAAAAGAAGGGCGCCAGCGGAGGAGAAACGCCAGCGCCCAAATCGCCGCCGTGACGCCCAAGGACTAAAGCGCGGGAGGCGGCCCACCGGTGAAAGGAGTAAGACCCGGCCCCTCTGCCGCGCGGGGGGAAGGTCGCAAGAAAGCCCCGCGCGGCGAAATCGACGCCCGAAAGCCGGATTCGAAAAATCGGGGCGGCTCGCGCATCTTCGGAAATTCCGAAGATAGGCCGCCGCCCCAGCTTCGAAGTCCCACTCTTCCAGCTTCAGGCCGGAAGCTTGTTCTACGCCGGTCCGGTCAGGCCATGCACGCCCAACTTGCAGTAGACGGTCGCCACGCCGGCGCCGGCCGCCTTGACGGCGACGCCCACAAGCGGTTTGCTGCCGGTCCCAGCGGTCTTGGTCAGCTTGCTTTGAGCGGCGTCCCAGTACAGCTTGTCGCCCACGCCGATGTCATCGGCGGCCACTTTCGGCAACTCGTATACGCCGGTTGTGGCGATCTCGACGTTCACGCCCGCCGCCTGCGTCGTGCTCGCCACGCCGATCAGAGAGCCGATCACCACCAACTGCCCCGACGTGACCCCGCCCACAGGCGCGGGGACGGTGATGTTGTTACCCGGTTGAATGTAGTTCTGCATGCTCAAAGTCCTCGTTTCGTTTGAATCGTGAAAAGCCTGTCCTGCGGAGATTGCAGCTTCGCAATCTCCGCGTCCACTCGGGCGAGCGCCGCCTCAAGCTCGGCTTGGGGGCGCCGCTTGACGCCCCTCGCCTCGAACTGCACATCCGGCGCACCCATCTCTGCGAGAATTTCTTCCCGCTTCGCCTGAAGCTCTGCCAGGGTCATGACTACGCTCCCGGATTCTTGTAGGCGCCGCGATGGTCGATGGCCCCAGCCCCGACGTGCCAGACAACCCGCACCTCGGTCCCCAGGGTTTCGAATCCCTGCCGCGTCTCGACGCGCGGACCCTCGTAGCCGGAAAGCTCGCTGTACTCGAACACCGGCGCGTCCGACGGCGAAGCGAACAGGTACCACGCGGCATCCTCACCCGCCTGGTCGAACTGCGGGATCACCACGGGGATCAGACCGCGCGCGGAAGTCTCGGCAGTGGCCGAACTGGTCGGGTAGAGGGTGGCCAGCAGCTTGTCAACCGTGCCTTCCAGCGCGGCCGGAATCACGAGGTAGCGCGGCGGCGCGTCAATCGGGTTGCCGCTCGCGTCGGTCTGGAGGCGCATCGCCAGCTTACCCGCGCCGATGGTCGTGTCGCTCGGCGCCGCGCCGGAAGCCGCCAGGTTGTTGTGGTCGGCATGGAATACCGCCTTGCCGTCCGCGAGCGTCGGGTTGCTCACGATGACGTTCGCCAGGAAGCCCGCGAACCAGGCACGGGCGCCGCGCGCCATCTTCACGGCGACGTCCGCAAGCACCGGCACGCTGTCGTCGAGCAGGGCTTTGAAGCTGATGCCGAACGCCCGCGCGTAGGACTTGACCGAGTAGCTCGCCAGTTCTTTGTCGCTGATCGAACCCCAGGTGATCTCGCCGTTCTCGCCGACTTCAGCCAGCGCCGGCCCGTCGCTGATCTCCATGACGTGCCGCGCCCGGAAGTCGGCCACGGTCGAGGGGCGGAACAACTGCTGCACCGCGCTCGGCGTGGAGCGCAACTGGAGCAGCGATTTGTTGTACACCTCGGCCAGGACCGCGCTGAAGTCGCTGGTCGTGTGCAGCGCGCGCGTAAGCAACTCGGCCGGGCTGCCCAGCGTGCTCAGCCCGCGATGCTCCAGGCAGCGCCGCGCGATGTCGGAGATTCGCGCGTAGGCGAACTCGCGGCCGGCTTCGGGCTTGTGCGCCGGGTTCATCCGGCTGTACAGCCCGTCCGCCAGGCGCTCAATCAGACCGTCGCCCGCGTCGCGGGTCACTACCGCCGGTTGCCGGTTGTCGATGGCGGGCGTGTTCTTCGCCGCCTCGGTGATGAGTGCGCGCCGCGCCTCTTCCAGAGGCACATTGCGCTGGATCAGGTCTTCCGCAAAGCTCGCGGCGATGTTCAAGCTGTCCGCCAGCGCGCGGATTCGTTCGTGTTCGTTCATGTTCACCTCGCTTCGTACTCTCGCCCCCGCGTCCGCCGCGAGCGGCGTAAAACTGATTTCTTTCGGCGTCCATCGGGTTGCCGTCTTGATGCGCGTCCCATCGGCGCGCTTCTCGGTCTGCCAGGTCTGCACGGTGTAGCCCGCTGAGACCGAACGAATGATGCCCTGCTGCACGTCGCGGGCGATGCCCTGCACGTCGGGCCGCTCGCTGAACTGCACCGTCGCCACACCGCGCCTGCCGTCCACGCTGGCATCGGTCACGACGCCCAGGACCGACCGCACGCTGCTGAACCGGTCGTGATTGTCGAGCACCGGCCCGCCGATCAACTGCGACAGATCGACGGCGTCCGGCTCCAGGGACAACCGCTCGATGTAGGACCCCTCGAAGTCACTGCGCTCGACGTCGGCGCCCGTCGAGAACACCACCTGCACAGTGCGCTTCTCGGTGTTGTAGGTGCTCGGCTCGAACGCCGCCTTGCGCGTGAGAATCTCATTTGCCATTCCGAAACCTCCTCTGTTTCGCCGCCCGCCGGCGGCGGAAAAGCTCCTGCTCTGCGATGGCGCGATCAGTTGCGTTCTGGCTGCGCCGCGCCATGTACACCAAATCGCCCAACTCCAACTCGCGTGGCGAAACGCCCTGCCATTTGCCGCCGCTGAACTCTGTGGGGATGCGGGGTAATCGCCTCATCATTGCTGTGCCTCCGGCGCGACCGCCGGTTGCTCTTGGCCCTGCAAGGTCGTGCGCCGCGGATCGCTATCGTAGACGTTGCCCAGCCGATCAGCCCGTGCGTTGTCCTGGGCGATTTCGGCGTCGATTTGCTCGGCGTCCCAACCGGACATGGACACCGCCTCCGACCGCGAGATCAGGCCGGCGCGGATTTGTTGGATCACGGATTGCACCTCCATGCGCTGATCGAGCATCGAAAGCTGCGGCGCGATCCAGCGCACGTCCCCGTAGTCGCCCTCGGGCAGAACTCCGGCAGCCACCGCCAGGCGCGTCCAGGCTTCCCATACCGGCCGGCAAAGCTGGAAGACAACGATGTGGTGCTGGATGCTCTCAAGCTGCCGGCGGTATTCCAATAGGGCGTGACGGCCACTCGCGAACGTCACCTGCGACACGTCGCCGCTCAAGATCTCGTAGGGCACGTTCAGCGCGCTCGCGATGGCGCGTAACTGCTGGCGCACGAACGGCTCGTAGGTCTGCCCAACGTCGGGCGGTTCGCTGAACTCCACGGCCTCGCCAGGTTGCAGCCGCACCATTGAGCCAGGCTCCAGCGTGGGAACCGCGTTCGTCTGGTTCAGCGGGTTCGATCCGTCCGCCGTCTGGACGTAGCCGCAGAACAAACTCGCAATCTTCTGGCGCACCAGCGAGGCTTCGATGAACTCCTGAAGCTCGCGCAAGGGCACCAGCGCGGGCGCCAGCCACGAGACGCCCCGCTCCACACCCGGCTGAATCGGCGCGTACAAGTGGATCACCTGCTCGGCCGGAACTCGGACGCTCTGCATGTTCGGCGCGTCCGCCGGGTGTTTGCGGAACAGCCAATACGCCACGCGGCGGCCCGCCGCGTCGTACTCGACGCCGTTGAGCGTCTGGCCGTCCACGCGGGACGAATCGAGGTACTCGCCAGTGAGCAACTGCAACTGGAGCGGGATACGCTGCCCCGGCTCGACCAGCAGGAGGATAATGGCCTCGCCGTCAACCAGCATCGTCCGCAGCGCAGCCTGCTGAAGCCCGTAGAAGTCATACCGGCCGGCGAAGTCCGCCGCGTCGGTCCACAGCAGCCACTCCTGCTGTAGGCGGCGCTTCAGGTCGCCATCGGCGCGCGCCTGGGGCTTGATTCCGGCCCCCACGGCGCTCACAGCCAGCGCGTCTACCGCGCGCCGCGCCCAGGGGTTGTTGCGGTAGGCGTCCCGCGCCCGCTCACGCACCATGGGCGCGGGAATCGTGCTCGCGAAGGTCGTAGACGGCGCCGCCCAGTTCGCCAGGCGGGTTCCGCCGCCGGCCGCATCCCACAGCGGCCACGATGGGCGCACCTCGTCCGTCCGCCTCAGGAGGCGGTTGAAAACTCCTCTGATGTTCATGATTCCTCTGTCCCCGCGAATTTCGGGGTCTGTCGCTATCGAAGTTGTGCAATCGGCCTACCCGCCCGCCGACAGTGCCAAAAAATCCTTTGGCGACCGGAGTATGCTTACCGGAGTTACCGGAGTTACCGGAATTACCGGAGTCCGAAGCCCAATTGTGCTCGCGCTATATCCCCCTAAGTCTTTATAGGGGGATATAATACGAACGCACTTGATACTCAACCTCCGGTAACTCCGGTAACTCCGGTAACCCAACGCGGTTCACCAGTCCACAGGTCCAACTTCACTGTGTTGCCTGTTGAGGTCCGCCGCGTGGTGTCCTCTGCTTTGCGGAAGTCCAGCGCCGCCAGCATATCGTGCAATTCACTCATCGCGTAGTGTCGATTCATGCCGCGTGGGGTGCCCAGCCACGTCCGCCATTTGCCGGGATGCACCCAAGCTGCCCCTTCAGCAAGAAAGACCACCGGAGCATGCACTGGCCCGCTGTCTTGTTTCCAGCGCTCATACTGCTTGAGTGCTGCGAGGAAATCGCCCATGCGCATTGACTCGTCCTCTTGCGGGCGTCCCAAGGCTTCCCATGTTTCTCTTAGGAGGGCTTCGGCCTCCAACACCACGGGGTCCCCTGTGGCCGTGAAGTCGCGCTCGCTGAGAGCTACTAAAACCGAAGCTGCGGCGTCCCACCAGGCACGGATTTTGTTCCGCGGGGGCGCCGGCAACCATACACCCGCTCCGGCTGCGATGGCCTGTTGTGCCTTGGCAAAGCTGCCCAGCTCGGCCATTGTTCGCCACCTAATAAGGCGCCCCGTGCTCGTGATGGCTTCGATGGCCTGCCCGCGGCGCCGCACAGCACTGAAGGTGATGCGGCCGGCCCACACCGCGAGTCGGTTCAAGTCGTCGATACTCGGGTCTTGGATCCGCACTTCGGCGGTGATAGGTCCCGCATGATCTGCCGTGTCCCCGCCCGGTTCATACTTCGCTGCTGAAGCCGCGATCTTTCGCACTTCGTCATCGGGCAGCGGGGGCGAGCACCGGGCGCGATTCTCCTCAATCAGCGCCGCCCGGATGGCAGCCTCGCTCAACCCTTTGCCGCGCAGCGAGCACGCGATCCGAAACAGCGTGTCGTTCCGCTGGCCCTCGGCAATCATCATGGGAAGGACGTTGTTCTGCTGCGGGGCAGGCGCGTCCATCAACCGTGCGAGTGCCTGTAGCAGCACAGGAGGCGCACCCAAAATCCGCTGTTCGCTGAATTCAGCCAGGCCATCCCAGGCATACTCGCGCCT